CGGGACCTCGCGGCTTGACATGCTGTCCTACAGCACGTAATTTCCGGCGCTAAGTTCGCAGAAATGCCTCCGAAGCCCTGGCCAGCCGGCCGGGGCTTCTGCGTTTCCGGGCCCCGTCGAGAGCCATCCCGGCTCGCGAGACGCCGCCCGCCCCGGTGCGCTGGAACACCGGGGCATCTTCCACGCCCGCTACCGAGTCCGGACCAACTCTCACGCCCAGCCGGCAGTGGGAGCGGGCAGCTATGCCGAGACCCTATGACCGACGCCCTGCACATCGACAAGACGGCGCTGGCGCCGGCCATGGAGTTGCTGCCGTCCCGGATGGACAGCGACCGTGCCCGTGTGGCGTTGCTGGCGATCTGCGGCCAGGAGTCGGACTTCCACCACCGGTGGCAGGTGATCGACCGGGCCCGGCCGTGGGTGCGGGGCCCTGCTCGAGGGCTGTGGCAATTTGAGCGCGGCGGCGGGGTGCTGGGCGTGCTGACCCACCGGGCCAGCCGCGACCTGGTGCGCGAGGTGTGCGTCGAACGCTGCGTAGAGCCGAGCTCCGCGGCCGTGCACGAGGCGCTGGAGACGGATGACGTCCTGGCCGCCTGCTTCGCGCGTCTGCTGCTGTGGACCGACCCGCAGCCGCTGCCGCCGGTGGGCGCGGTGTCGACGACGTTCGCGCTGTACCTGCGCACCTGGCGCCCCGGCGCGTATGACCGCGGCACGCTGAAGCAGCGCGCCGGCCTGCGGCTGAAGTGGGACGTGTACTACGCCCAGGCGGTGGAGGCGGTGACAGGGCGCGCGGACTTCAGCGGAGTAACGACCAGCATGGACAGCACGGCGAGGCAGGCGTGATCCCGGCTGGGGAGGGCGCTCCGTGGTGGATGGCAGGGGGCCTGTTCGCCGCCTGGGTGGTCCGGGAGCTGACGGGCATGCTGCGCGAGCGCCGGAAGAACAGGACCGAGACGGACGCCAACGTCGAGCTGCTGAACAGCCTCAGGGAAGGGCTGGACCGGCAGGGGCAGAGGATCCGGTCAATGGAGGAGGCGCACACGCAGATCGCGCTGCGCTTGGATCAGGAGATCCTCGCCCGGCAGGCGGCGCAGGAGGAGGCGCACAAGCTGCGGATGCGGGTGCTGGTTCTGGAATCGGCCATGCGCCAGGTCGGCATGGTTATCCCACCGGAGACGCACACATGAGGCTGACGATCGCACTGCTGGTCGGGTTCCTGGTCGCGGTGGTGGTGGCCCTTACGTACCGGGGCAGCGCGCTGGACGCCAAGGCGGGCCTCGAGCTGGTGCAGCGGGAACTGCGCGCCACCGAGGACGCGCTGCGGACCAGCGAGCGCCGCCGGGAGGCCGAGCAGGTGCGAGCCCAGCGCATGTACGAGCTGGCCGCCGAATACGAGCAGGAGAGGAAGGATGCACAAGCCGTCGCTGACCGCACTATCGCTGACCTGCGCGCTGGCAATGTCCGGTTGCGCGAGCAGTGGCGCGGCTGTCCCGAGCCCCACATGCCCGGCCTTGACGCCTCCGCCGGCGAGCCTGATGCAGCCGAGCGAGACCGAGAAGAAAGTGCGGGCCGAATTGTTCGAGCAGCCGTCGAGTGCGACGCCCAGGTGAGAGGGCTGCAGGGTGTGATTCGCGAGTACCTGTCCGTTGCCCCTGCTGATCGCTGAGGACCGCGGTCTGGCCGTCCCGCCAGGCGCCACGGTCCGCACCGGGTACGTCCCGGTCCACGACGTGCGCCTGGCCTGCAAGGCCCGCATGGCAGTCGGCGACGTGGAGGCGGCCTACCGCCGGCGCATCGGGTGCGCGCCTGCCCAGCCGTGGCCCTGCCCGGTAGGGAAGTGGGGCGGCGACAGGTTCGAGATACACGACGGCCGGCACGAGTACGTGGCGGCCCTGATGCTGGGCTGCGAGCACATCCTCGTGGCCTGGGTGGAGGAGTCATGAGCCGCAAGCACCGAGACGCCAGCACCGGCGAGTACGTGTCCGAGGAGTACGCCAAGGCGAACCCCGGGACCACGGTTAGCGAGATGGACCCTGAGCGCTCCCCGGACGTGGCCGCGCTCGTGGAGGCCGTGAAGGCGCACCAGGCGAGCGTCCAGGCGCTGGCGGAGTCGGTGGGCGCGCTGGCCCAGTGCGTGGCCATGCTCCTGGAGGAGGAGCTGGGCACGCCGGTGCCGGACAAGCAGGAGCAGGCGGAAACCGACATGGACGGGAACCCGGTCACCGAATGAGCCGCCGCGTCACCACGCTGCGGGCGCGCGTTGCCACCGTGGCGCCGCGCCTGCGCACGTCCGTGCCGGACAGGCAGGCCACCCGCGCCCTGGCCACCAACAGCACGGAGTGGCGCCGCATACGGGAGCAGGTGCTCCTGCGGGACCTGTACACCTGCCAGCGGTGCGGTCGCATCGTGGGAGGGAAGGGTGAGGCCCACGTGGACCACATCGACGGGGACAGCAGCCACAACCCCGAGGACGGCAGCAACTGGCAGACCCTGTGCGTGCCGTGCCACAGCGCCAAGACGGCGACAGAGGACGGCGGGTTCGGGAACGTGCGTCGGGCTGAGAGTCAGCGCTGAGGACAGGGGGGGGTCAAAAGTTCGGGCCGACCGGGCCCAGCGATACGAGCGCCCCCTCACGCAGAGTTTTTTTTGCGCCAGTGAAATCACGGCGGAGCGGTCTTTATGTCAAGAAATGGAACAACGGCGAAGAAGGTCGGGCGACCGCCCTTCAAGCCCACGGCAGCGATGCGCCGGAAGGTGTCGATCGCGGCCGGAGCCGGGATGACGCACGAGGAGATCGCGATCGCCCTCGGCATCTCGCGGCCCACCCTGGCCAAGCACTTCGAGGTCGAGCTGTCCGAGGTCGCGCTGAAGCGGCGCATGGAAGTGTTCGAGGCGATGCACAAGGCCGCGCTCAAGGGCAACGTGTCCGCCCAGCGCGCCTACGCGGCGACGGTGCCGACGTTCGCGGCGCCGCCCGAGGAGTCGGAGAAGCCCGAGGCTGTCGGGAAGAAGGAGCAGGCCAACCGTGACGCGGTCACCGCGGCGGAGGGTACGGACTGGGGCGACCTGCTGCCGTCCGGCAACGTGGTGCCGATGCGGGCATGAGCTGGGACCTGAGCTGCCCTGACTGGTGGGATCGCCTCCAGTCGGGGCGCTCGCTGGTGCCTGACCTGCCGCTGTGGGCGGAGGAGGGTGAGCGCGCGGTCCAGGTGTTCAACCGGTTGCGCCTGGCGGACGTGCCGGGCACGCCGACGATGGCGGAGGCCGGCGGCGAGTGGTTCCGCGACATCGTGCGGGCGATGTTCGGGTGCGTGGATCCGGTGACCGGCCAGCGGATGATCCGCGAGCTGTTCGCCCTGGTCCCGAAGAAGAACTCCAAGACCACCAACGGGGCGCTGATGATGCTGACCGCGTTGCTGCTCAATCAGCGGCCGCGCGCCAGCTTCGTGATGACGGCCCCGGTGCAGGACGTGGCGCAGCTGGCGTTCGACGCCGCGGCCGGCGCGATCGACCTCGACCCGGTGCTGTCCAAGAAGTTCCACGTCCGGCACCACCTGAAGACCATCGTCGACCGCGTGACGAAGGCCGAGCTGGAGATCATGACCTTCGACCCGGCGGTGCTGACTGGCCAGAAGATCAGCGGCGGCGCCCTGATCGACGAGCTGCACGTGTGCGCGAAGATGGGCAAGGCCCCGAAGGCGCTGCGGCAGGTGCGCGGCGGCATGCTGCCGTACCCGGGCGCCTTCATGGCGTTCATCACCACGCAGAGCGACGACGCCCCGGCCGGGATCTTCGCCGACGAGCTGCAGAAGGCCCGCGACATTCGCGACGGCAAGCGCGAGGGCGCGATGCTGCCGGTGCTGTTCGAGTTCCCGAAGGAGGTCCAGGAGTCCCGCGAGCGGCAGTGGGAGAAGCGGGAGCTGTGGCCGCTGGTGACCCCGAACGACGGCAAGTCGATCACGATCGACCGGCTGGTGTCGGACTACCGAGAGGCGAAGGACACCAGCGAGGCGGAGCTGCGGACTTGGGCCTCGCAGCACCTGAACCTGCAAATCGGGGTGGCGCTGCATGCCGCCGGCTGGGTGGGCGCGCAGCACTGGGAGGCCGCGGCCCGGGTGCCCGGGCTGACGCTGGACGAACTGCTCGAGCGGTCGGAGGTGGTCACCGTCGGGATCGACGGCGGCGGTCTGGACGACCTGCTGGGGTTGGCTGTGATCGGCCGGGAGCGCGAGACGCACCGGTGGCTGGCGTGGAGCCGTGCCTGGGCGCACAAGTCCGTGCTGGACCTGCGCAAGCAGATCGCGCAGGCGCTGGAGGGCTTCGAGGCGGACGGCGACCTGGTGCTGGTCAAGAACGTGGGCGACGACACCGCCGAGTTGGTGGAGATCGTCGCGCAGGTCGAGGAGAGCGGCCTACTGGACCAGGTGGGCGTCGACCCGGCCGGTCTGGGGACGATCCTCGACGAACTGGCCGGCGCCGGCGTGCCGGAGGACAAGGTCGTCGGCATCTCGCAGGGCTGGCGGATGAGCGGCGCGATCAAGACGGCGGAGCGAAAGCTCGCCCAGGGCGTGCTGGTGCACGGCGGCCAGCCCCTCATGGACTGGTGCGTCGGGAACGCGAAGACGGTGCCGGTGGGCAACGCAGTGAACATCACGAAGGCCGCGAGCGGTACGGCAAAGATCGATCCCCTGATGGCGCTGTTCGATGCCGTCGAGCTCATGGGGCGGAACCCGGAGGCACGCGGCGGCATGGATGACTGGCTTGGCAATCTGGCGAAGGCGAGCGCATGAAGGCACGACAGAAGAAGACCGGCCGGATTGCGGCGTCCGTGCGCGAGTGGCTGGGAATTCCGCTGTCGCTGACTGATGCTGACGGCTGGTCCCCGGTGACCAACCCGGCGGGGGTCAGCGTGACCGCGGCCACCGCCATGCAGGTCTCCGCTGTCTGGGCCTGCGTGCGCCTGATCTCGGAGACGATCGCCACGCTGCCGCTGTCGATCTTCGAGAAGACCAGCGCCGGCAAGCGCGTGGCACCGCAGCACCCGCTGCACTTCATGATCCACGACCAGCCGAACCTGGACACGACCGCCTCGATCTTCTGGGAAGCGATGGTCGCGGCGATGCTGCTGCGCGGCGCCGGCCGAGCGGAGAAGCTGATGATCGGCGGGCGCCTGGTCGGCCTGTCCTTCCTCAATCCTGATCGCCTCACCTGGTCACGGGACAGCCGTGGCAAGAAGGAGTGGCGCTACACCGAAGACGATGGACGGCAGCGGGTCATTCCGCGCGACCGCATCTGGGAGATTCCGGGTTTCACGCTCGACGGCAAGAACGGCGTCTCGGTGATCCAGTACGGCGCGCACGTGTTCGGTGGTGCCATCGCCGCGGACCGCGCGGCGGCTCGCACCTTCAGCAACGGGATGCTGCAGACGGTCTACTACAAGATCGCGCAGTTCCTGAAGCCTGCCCAGCGGGCAGAGTTCAAGAAAAACGTCCTGGGCGCCGTGGAGCGCGGCGAGACGCCGCTGCTCGAGGGCGGCACTGACGTCGGCACGATCGGCATCAAGCCTTCGGACTCGCAGCTGCTGGAATCCCGGGCGTTCAGTGTCGAAGAGGTCTGCCGCTGGTTCCGCGTGGACGCCGCGCTGGTCGGACATGGGCAGAAGGATTCGAACTGGGGCACCGGGCTGGAGCAGAAGATGATCTGGTTCCTGACGTTCACTCTGGCGCCGTGGCTGCGCCGGATCGAGCAGGCGATCAAGAAGGACCTGCTGACGCCGGCGGAGCGCACGCGCTACTACCCGAAGTTCGCCGTGGAGGGCCTGCTGCGCGCTGACAGCGCCGGCCGCGCCGCGTTCTACACCGCGATGGTGAACAACGGAATCCTCACCCGCGACGAAGTGCGCGAGCTCGAGGACCGCGAGCCGATGGGCGGCAACGCCGCGGTGCTGACGGTCCAGAGCGCTATGACCACGCTCGACGGGATCGGGCAGGCGTCCGATGCCAATCAGGCCAGGGCTGCGATCCGCGCGTTCCTGGGCTTCGAAGAAGACCCCCAGAAGGACTGACCCCATGACGATCAAGAAGCTGCCGGGCGCGCCGGAGGGGCGCGTGTGCGCCGGCGTCAGCAGCCAGCTCCAGCCGCGCGCGCTGGACCGCTGGAACCCCGGCGTCCGCGCCGCCGCCTCCGAGGAGACCGATCGCTCCATCAGCGTGTACGACGTCATCGGCTACGACTACTGGTCGGGCGAGGGGGTCACCGCCAAGCGCATCGCGGGCGCGCTGCGGAGCCTCGGCAAGGGGCCGGTCACGGTCAACATCAACAGCCCCGGCGGCGACATGTTCGAGGGCCTGGCGATCTACAACCTCCTGCGCGAGCACGAGGGCGAGGTCACCGTGAAGATCCTCGGCCTGGCGGCTTCGGCCGCGTCGGTCATCGCCATGGCCGGCGACACGGTCCAGATCGCCCGCGCAGGCTTCCTGATGATCCACAACGCCTGGGTCGTAGCGATGGGGAACCGCAACGACCTGCGCGAGTACGCAGACACCCTCGAGCCCTTCGATCGGGCGATGGCGGACATCTACGCCGCGCGGACCGGCCAGGACCAGAAAGCCATGGCCAAGCTCATGGACGCGGAGACCTGGATCGGCGGAAGCGACGCCATCGAGGAAGGCTTCGCCGACGAGCTGCTGCCCTCCGACCAGGTCGAGAAGGGCGGCGGCAAAGCCAGCGCCTCCGCGGTGCGCCGGATCGAGGCCGCACTGCGCGCCTCCGGCATGCCGAAGAGCGAGGCCATGAAGCTGATCAGCGAGTTCAAGTCCGGCCTGGGTGACCCGGCCGGCAGCGGTGAGGGCGATCCCACCGATCACGGCCAGGGCGATCCGGCCGCAGCTGTACCGAGCGAAGCGGAAATCCTGGCCGCGCTCAAGTCTTTCTCCCTTCCAACCCACTGAGGCACACCATGAAGAGCAAGTTCGTACTCTCGCTGGCGCTGACTGCGCTGGCCCTGATGTTCGTGACCGTCGACGCCGTCGCAGGCACGGGCCTGGTCACCCACCTGATGGGTAACCCCGAGGGCCTCCTGATGGCGCCGGTCGCGGCCGCGGCGCTGCCGGACGCCATCAAGGCCGAGCTCGACAAGATCAGTGACCAGATCAAGTCGCAGGCCGAAGACGCCCAGAAGGAGATCAAGGCGCACGCCAAGCTCTCCGAAGAGACCCGCGAAAACGTGGACAAGCTGCTGACGCAGCAGGGCGAGCTGCAGGCTCGCCTGCAGTCGGCCGAGCAGCTGGTCGCCAAGCTGGAGCAGGGCGGCGGCCAGTACGCCGGGCCGCAGTCCATGGGCGAGCAGCTCACGGAAAACGAGGAGTTCCAGGCGTGGGCCGCGCGCGCGTCCGGTGGCGGTGGCAGCAAGCTCCACATGGACGTCAAGGCGGTGCTGACCACCGACGAGGCGTCGGCTGGTGACCTGATCGTTCCGAAGCGCCGGGACGGCATCATCGCGCCCGGCATGCGTCGCCTGACCATCCGCGACATGCTCAACGTCGTGCGGACCTCCGCACCCTCGATCGAGTTCGTCCGGGAGACCGGGTACACCAACAACGCGGATGTGGTCGAGGAGAACCCGACCGGCCTGAAGCCGGAGTCGGACATCACGTTCGAGGCTGACTCCGCGCCGGTCGCCACCATCGCCCACTGGATCCACGCGTCGCGCCAGGTGCTCGCGGACATTCCGATGCTGCGTGGCTACATCGACGGTCGACTGCGCTACGGCCTGAAGCTCAAGGAAGAGACCCAGCTGCTCAAGGGCTCCGGCGTTGGCCTGAACATCGACGGCCTCTACACCCAGGCGACCACCTACGCGAACCCGGGCGTCACCGTCCAGAACGAAACCCGCATCGACCGCCTGCGCCTGGCGCTCCTGCAGGTCGAACTGGCGGAGGCATGGGCGGACGGCATTGTGATCAGCCCGCTGGACTGGGCGGCGATCGAGCTGCAGAAGACCGACGACAACGCCTACCTGTTCGCCAACCCGCGCGGCATCACCACCCCGGCGCTGTGGGGCCGCAACGTGGTGCCGACCCAGTCGATGGGCGCCGGCGAGTTCCTGGTGGGTGCGTTCGGCGGCGGCATCGCGGCCGAGATCCACGACCGGGAAGACGTCAACGTCATGGTGGCCACCCAGGACGACCGCGACTTCGTGAAGAACATGGTCAAGATCCTCATGGAGGAGCGCCTGGCGCTGACCGTGTACCGCCCCGAGGCGTTCGTGAAGGGGACCATGACGGATCTGGACCAGCCCGCTGAGCCGGCGGCCTGATCCCGTTCGCTTGATGCAGTAGCCCGAGAGGGCGGCTTCGGCCGCCCTTTCTCTTTTCTCCGGAGAACAGACATGTACAAGGTCAAGGCAACGGCGAGCTTCGATCACCACGGCAGCCGCCGACTCAATGAGGTCTTCACCGTCGGGAGCAAGCGTCAGGCCGACGAGCTGGCTCGCAAGGGGCTGGTGGAGATCCTGGGCGAGAACAGCGGCAACACCGACAGCTCCAAGCGCGGCACCGAGCCGTCCCGTCCCCCGGCGTTCACGCCCGAGCTGCTCGAGCGCAACGCCCCTGAGTTGGTCGCATGGGCCGCCGACATCGGCGATCGGGACCAGCTGCAGGCTGCGCTGGCCGGCGAGCGCGAGGGCAAGGCGCGCAAGGGCGTGATCGAGGCGCTGGAAAAGGCGCTGGCCGACTGACATGCACCTGGTCACGCTCGAGCAGGCGAGGGCGCAGGTCGCTGCGATGCCGCACCACGATGCGCAGCTGGAGCTGTACGTCGGTGCGGCGGAGCAGGCGGCGGAGGACTTCCTCAACCGGAAGGTGTACCCGGACGCAGATGCGTTAGCCGCTGCTGTCCTGGACGGCTCAGCCGGCGACGACCCGATGGTGGTGAACGACGCGATCCGCGCCGCGGTGCTGCTGATCGTCGGGCACCTGTTCAACAACCGGGAGGAGGTCGTGACCGGAACCATCGCCACGAAGATGCCGATGGGCGCGCACGCGCTGCTCTGGCCGCATCGTGTCGGCCTGGGAGTCTGAGCCGTGGCCAAGGGTTCGGGCCGCTACCGCCACCTGATCACGCTCCGTGCCCTGGTCGACGGCGGCACCGACCCGCTGAGCGGTCTGCCGATCCGCGACTGGGGCACGGTGTACGAGAACGTACCGGCCGAGGTGCTGACCGGCCCTGGCCGCGAGGGCGTAGCCGCCGGCGCAGAGCGCGCCGAGACGGACGCTCGGATCAACTTCCGCTGGCTGCCAGGTGTGGACACCCAGATGCGCGTGATCTGGGAGAGCGAGCCGAACGGCACCCGTCCCGAGTTCGCGATCCAAGACATGGAGCTCGACGCGACCGCGATGCGCGAGATCCGGCTGCGGTGCGTGCACGGGAGGGAAGATGGCTGACCAGGTCCGCATCGAAGGCCTGGACGGCCTGCTGGACACCCTGCGCCGCATGCCGCCCGAGCTGATCAAGGGCGCGCGCTCCCCCGTGGCGTTCGGCCTGCGTCGCGGCGCGAACCTGATCCGTGACGAGGCTCGCTCGCGCGCCCCGAAGGACACCGGCCTGATGGCGCGCAGCATTGCGACTCGCAGGATGAATGCCCGGCAGCGGCGCAGGGCGGGCGCGGATGAGTACGTCAGCGTCGGCATCCCGCGGCGGTCCCGGAAGTACGCCAACACGAAGCGCAATCGGGGCAAGGGCCGAGTCGGGCAGAGCTACGAGTTCGACGGGTGGGCCTACTACTGGAAGTTCATCGAGTTCGGATCGAAGAAGAACCCCAACGGTAGCCCGTTCCTGACCCCTGCGGCCGAAGCCAAGGGCCCAGAGGCGGCGAGGGTTATCGCAGAGCAGATCCGCGAGGGCATCGACCGGATCGCCAAGCGCCACGGGTGGAAAGGATGAGCATGGTTCCCCTGATCCTGGCCGCGATGCAGGCCGAGCCGGCCGTGCGCGCGCAGCTGGGCAATCCGGTGCGGTTCTACTACGGCGCCGCGCCCCTGGACACGCCGATGCCGTACGCGGCGTGGGATGTGGTCGGTGGCGGCCCGATGAACCTGCTCTCGGAGACGCCGCCGGCGGACGGCTGGCGGATTCGCATCACCGTCTGGGGCGGCAGCCTCACCGCCGCGAACAACGCCGCTATGGCCATTCGGGACGCCGTCGAGCGTCGCGGCCAGATCGAGGGCTTCAACCCCAGCCCGGACGACGACGACACCGGGAGCTTCGGCATCAGCTTCGACGCGCGGCTGACGCAGCTGCGCTGATCCACCACCACCAAGTAACCCCCGACCGCCGGCGCAAGCCGGCTTTTTCGTGCCCGGCGACCGGGCTTTCTCACAGAGGACCCCAGCAATGGCTGTCATCAAGTCCAAGCACACCCAGCTGTTCATCGCTACCGCCGCGACCGAGGTGATCAAGGTCACCCGGCTGCGCTCGGTCGGCTTCCCCGACGGCTCCGCCTCGGAGATCGACATCTCCGACTTCGACGACGACTGGGATCAGTTCGTCGCCGGCCGCAAGGCCACCGGCTCGACGTCGATCGAGATCATCTACGACGCCACCGCGCACGAAGCGCTCGAGGAGCTCCACGAGACCGGCGAGGTCGTGAACTTCCTGGTCACCGCGCCGCTGTCGGAGACCGAGGGCGTGCCGCTGCCGGCGGCCGTGGATGGCGTTATCACCCCGCCCACCGAAGTGGTCAGCAAGTCCTTCATGGGCTTCGTCCAGAACTTCGCGCCGACCGTGGCGGACAACGACGTGTGGCGCGCGACGATCACGATCCGCGGAACCGGCCCGGTCACCACCCACCGCCCGACGCCTTGATCGGGTAACCGGCGGATCACTTCACCGGCAGGGCGTCGCGGGGCAATCCCGCGTTCCCGCCGTGCGCGGCCTGCGCGCCCTGCCATCTACTCAACGGCGACCCCATGACCAAGAAGACCCAGTCCCCCCTCCTGACCGCCTTCACCGAGGGCGGCGCCTTTGCGGCCGACAACGTCCATCGCGATACCGTCGAGCTCAAGCCCGGCACCACGGCCGAGTTCTACGTGCGCGAGCTGCCCGACTCCGAGTTCCGCAAGATCTGGGCGGACGGCGACCGCGCCAAGCTGATCGCCGCCACCATCTGCGACGCCGACGGCAACGCGGTGATGGACGCGAAGCAGGCCGGCAAGCTGAAGCCGCTAATCGCGGCCGAGCTGCAGAAGATCGCGCTGAAGCACTCCGGCTTCGGTGACGTCGAGGCCCAGCAGGAAGAAGCGGGAAACGGCTGAGGGTCAAGGGCGAGGAGTGGTTCTGGCACGTCCTCGCCCTTCACCTGCACCGGACCGTGGCCGAGCTGCGGGCCACGATGAGCCGGCGGGAGTTCCTGTCCTGGCTCGAGTTCCACAAGCGCAACCCGATCGACCCCGTCGGCCTGCACCAGCGGCCCGCCGCCCTGATCGCCTACTCGATCGCCGCCAACGCTCCGGGCCGTGAGCGCCCGCCGCGGCTGGCCAACTTCCTCGACGCCCTGGTTCCCACTCCGCCCGAAGACGAGGCGGATAACTGGTTCGACTCCCTATGACCCCACCTCGCGTCCTGCTTGTCGAGATCGGCACGCCGGCCGAGCTGCCGCCTGTCACGCCGCCGGCACCGCGCCCCCCTTCCAGCTGGACGCCTAACCCGCGCCCGTCGCCCGGGCTCGCACCGCCGACCGGCCTGGCCGTGGAAGTCATGGCCGATGCTGCCAAGCTCACCTGGACGCGCAGCACGCAACCGGGGGCGCTGACGGTGGTCGAGGGCGCGCCCGACGTCGACGGTACGCCCGGCGCCTGGATCGAGATCACCCGTACCGCCGACCAGACCTACACGATCGCGCTTCCCAGTGGGGCGTTCTGGGTCCGGCTGTACGCCACTCTCAACGGGCGGGACAGCATCCGCACCAATGCCGTCGTCGCCAATCCGGTCGAGGTGGGGCAGGCCATCACGGACCTGCAGCAGCAGGCCCAGGAGATGCTTGATGACTTCGCTGACATGGATCAACGAGTTGATGGCGTCCAAGCAGAAGCCCAGCAAGCCGCTGCCGCCCTGAACCTGCGTGCCGACCAGCTCCGGGCCGACATCGACGCCACGATGGCGCAGCTCAACGACATTCTCGGCGCTGAGGAATGGGACGCAGGCACCGCATACCTTGAGGGCGATCTAGTCCAGCTCGACGGCAAGTTGTATCGAGCATTGCAGGCTGTGGCGGCTGGAACGCCTGTCACAGACGGGGCTTACTGGGAGCTGTTGGGCGAGTACGCATCTCTTGGTGACGCTGTAGCGGCTGCCCTGTCGGAGCTGTCGGCTCATGCGGACGAGCTGGAGGCCCACGCCGAATCTCTGAATCTGCTGGGCGCCAAGAATGGCGCGGGCACCGCATGGCTGCTAAACATGGACACCGTGCGCGTGTCGGCATCGGAGACGATGGCGCAGTGGCGCAGCAGCTTGCAGTCACAGTTCGGGGACGCCAACGCACGCATTGATGCCGAGGAAACGGCGCGGGCCGATGCAGACACGGCGCAGGTTAGCCGCATCGTAACGATGGAATCCCGGATGCCCACGGGCACCGATGACCTCGCAACGGCTGCGAGCGTCACGGCGGAGGCCACGGCGAGGGCCGACGCGGACTCTGCCCTTGCACAGCGCACCGAAGCAATGGAAGTCCGGATGCCCACGGGCACGGGCGGCCTTGCAACGGCGCAGAGCGTCACGCAGGTCACCAACCGGGTGAGCGACGTGGAGGACACCGTGGAAGCCCACACGGGGCAGCTCGCTACGCACACCGCCGCTATCGCGGGCAAGGCCAACAGCAGCACGGTCACGGCGCTGGATAACTACGTCAAGCAGGATGTTGACGGCAGGATCAGCGCGCAGGGCCAGCAGCTTTCTGGCCTGTCGGCTGACGTGGGCGGGAACAGTGCCAGCATCAACGAGCTGCGGGAGGTGTCGGTTAACGCGGTGGGCGGCAATGCCGTGTTAGACCCCAGCTTCGAGACGGGGAGCGGCTGGCCGACGTCCATGCCGTCGGGGTTCTCGTACTTCCCGAACCAGAACGCAGCACGCAGCGGCATCCGCTTCTTGCGGGTGGACATGAACCAAAGCGTTAATGAGCGCTTGTTCCTGAACGCCGGTCGCGCTGCCGTCCAACCAGGGCAAACCGTGCGTGCAGGAGGATGGATCAGGTACAGCACGGAACCGAACTCATCCGCGCGGCTCTACCTGCACGTCCGTTGGTATCGGGCTGACGGCTCGACCTTGGCGAACAACATCGTTGCCAATGTGTCGCGGGACGATCTGTCTACTTCGTGGCGTCTGTTTCAGGCGACGCTGTCAGCGCCAGCCGAGGCGGCCCAGGCCGCATTGCAGGTCTATACCCCCGACACGGGGCATGCGTTCGGCAACTTTCTTGTCGATGACGTCTTCCTTGAGCCGCAAAGCAACACGCTGACGGAGATGCTGGCGAAGTGGACCCTCGCCGTCCAAGCCGGAGGCGACATCGCCGGTATCCAGCTTCTGGCCGGCGGCGGGATCAGCGCGTTCCGCATCCTTGCGAGCATGTTCAGCATCGTGGACCCCGGTGGCACGGGCGGGTACACGCACAGCGCGGGTGTTTCGGTCTGGCGCATCGGCAGCGCCATGATCGCCATTGGCCCCGGATTCGGTGCCGGTAACGAGTTCGTGTTCTGGGCTGGGCCGAACCAGTCCAACCTCAACAATTGCACCCGTGCCAACGCGGGCATGTACTTCACCCGGACCAACGATGCCTACTTCGGCGGAACGCTGACGGCCGGCGCGCTGTACCACCCGTCGCAGGCGACGTTCACGGCGTACCCGCTCAACGTGCAGGCCGAGGTAGGTCCGTTCGTGAGCCAGGGCGGGACCAAGCGTGTCAGCAGCCAGTTCCGCTACCTCAACAACGGCACGGTTCCGGGCAACGTCACCACCGGCCACGGCCAGACCTTCAACGGCACGGTGACGATCTACCGGCGCATTGGCACCGGGGCGTGGACGCAGGTCAACAGTTACCGGGTCACGGGCGTGAAATCGGCCATCTACCAGTCCGAACTCAACCGGACGGTGGTGGTGACCACCATCAACGGCGCGATTTCCTACAACGACACCAGCACCTCCACGCAGGACTTCAGCTACCGCGCTCGGGTCACCGCCTTGTCAGACCCGACCGTGGCCGGCGTGCCAGTGGACGGCGAGATCACCATTGCATCGAAGGAGGGCTGATGAACACCCGATTCCGCGAAGTGGCCGAAGGGCTGACCGTCGAAATGATCGCCACCCGGATCGAGCTGGACTACACCCCTGCCGGGGCGGGCGAGCTGACCGCAATCTGGTGGGGCAAGGAGTTCCTGCCACTGCCTGCCGGCCATGAGCAGTTCGGCACGCGCGGCGACCGGCTGGAAACCCGGCTATCTGATTACGCCACGACCGTGCTCACGGTGACCGACCCGGTGACCGGGCAGGAAGTCACGCTGTCCGCTGCCGGCTGGGTGACCTGGGCCAAGGCTTTTTATGACCACGCCCACAATGCGGTCAACACGCCGGAGCCGCTGCCGCCGGGAGACGAAGTGGAGATGGCTGAGTGAGCCGCAGCTACGCCCGCTTCGCTGCTTCCCCGATTGGCCCGCTGCTGCTGGCCAGCGACGGCGGCTTGACGCTGACAACCGACACCGACGGGGCAGACCTGCAGCGCACCGCCGTCGGCACGGTGGCCCAGACCGCCGGCACGCATGGCGCAGAGTTCACCTTCTGGGGTGACGCCGACCTGCAGGCCGTCATCGGCGTTGTCCAATCCGGAGCCTCGCTGTCGAAGATGGTCGGCGGCGACGCCGCCGGGATCGGCTGGCGCCTGGACACCGGCCGGGTTTACGTCGGCAACTCCATCGTGGCCAGCGGCCTGGCGGCAGTGGCCAAGGGCGACACCGTGGGCGTGCGGCTGCTGCTGGACAGCGGCAAGGTCGAGTTCTACAAGGGCGACGTCCTGGTGCATTCGCGAGCGATCGCGCCCGGGCATGCCTGGCGTTTCGCTGCGTCGCTGGCCGCGCCGGAGGCCGCCACGCTGTGGGCCGCGGTGAATGCCGGCCAGTGGCAGGCTGCCGGCCCGGCCGGCGCCGCTGGCTGGAGCCCGGCGCCGGCTGTGGTGCCGGTCGCCCGTCTGGCGGACCGGGAGCACCTGGACGACCAGCACCGCCGGTGGGAGGGCGTGATCGACACCGGCGGCATCAGCACCGTGGCCGCGCTAGGCTTCTGGCCGTGGGGCGGAGGGGAGCCGATCCAGGGCACCGCGGCGCAGCTCACTGTGCAGGACGTGGGGGTTCTGGACTCGCTGGCAGCGCAGGACGTGGCCGGCGTACCGGTGGCGGTGCGGCTGGCGGTGGGCGGCGTCCCCGTCGACGTGGCTCGCTTCGCCCTGGATCGGATCGAGACCCTCGACGACGGTCGCAAGGCGCTGCACCTGCGCGACGCGCACGACGACCTCGACGAACCGGCCAACCCCGGCCAGTTCCTGCCGGCGATCTCCGCGCTAGCGTGGCGCACGCAGCCGATGGTGATCGGCGCCGTCGCCAGCATCCCGTACCTGGGCGCGAACAGCGACGGCTCGGTCGGCTGGCTGGCGGACGCGCCGCTCGCTCACGTGAGCGCGGTGCTGGACCGTGGCGACCCGATGGAGCCGGGCACCTGGTCGCTGGCGAGCGACGGGCAGCAGATCCTCGTCGAGCAGCCGCCGGTCGGGCCGGTGGTGGTCGACGCCTCGAGCATCGGCCCCGGGATGCAGCCGGCGAGCTTGCAGGAGGCGCTACACGAACTGTTCGACCGCATCGGCAAGGCCGCCTGGTCGTCGGCAGACGCCGCAGCGATCGACACCGCAACCGGCTATGCGGGCATCGGGTTCTACGCCGGCGACCGCGTGACCGTGCGCGAGGCGCTCGCCGCGATCCTGCCGAGCTACGGCGCCTGGTGGTGGCAGGACGCGGACGGGACCCTGCGCTTCGCCCGGGTGGTGGATCCGGAAACCGTGGCGCCGGCCTTCGAACTGGACGGCGCGGAGCTCGCCGACGACCTGGTGCGGATCCCCGACGAAGCCCCGAACCTGTCGCGCCGGATGGCCTACCAGCCGAACGCGCGGGTGCTGGGGGCCGGCGAGCTGGTCACCGACCTGGTGGACGTGCCGGTGTGGCGCCGCAACGAGCTGACCTCCCCGTGGCGCGGGCAGGCCTACTCCGGTGTGGCACTCTCGCCGCGCTACGCCCACGCCGACAGCAACCCGCCGCTGGTGTCCGTGTTCTGGCGGCCGCAGGACGCCCAGGCCGAGATCAACCGCGTGTGCAGCCTCTACGCGCAGGCCCGCGCCTTCTACCAGGTGCGCCTGATCGACCTGGACCTCGCACCGAAGCCGGGACAGGTGTGCCGCCTCACGTACCCGCGCTACGGCCTCGAGGCGGGCCGCCGCGTGCTGGTGCGCTCCGTCGAACGAAACCCGGTGACCGGCGAGGTCGCCATGACCCTGTGGGGGTGATCCTTGAAACTGGCCTACGGCATGCCGGCGGTGACCGGCGTCACCCTGTCTGGCGGCAGCTGGCTGACCAGCGACGCGGGCGCCGCGCTCCACGATGGCCTGCCGGCGCGCGCCAGCCGGATCAACCGCACCGGCGCGCTGTCGATCACGCTGCAGTTCGCCGCACCCGTCCGCCCGCGCGTCGTCGGGATCCTCGGCAGCAACCTGCAGGCAGGCGATGCGGTGACCGGCGCACTCGCGGCCGGGACCGTCCGGAGCACCCCGGGCGGGGTGGTGGCCTGGCTGTTCCCGCTGACCGGCCCGACCAGCAGCGTGACCATCGGCATCTCCACGGGCGTGAGCACCGTCGAGATCGGCGAGATCGTCGTCATGGACGCCGTGGAGGTGGGTATCCGCGACGGCTGGCAGATCGAGCGCGTGGACCCGAGCGAGCATCACCGTACCCGCGGCGGGCAGGTACGCACGGTCCCGCGCGTGCCGTTCCGGCGCTTCACCGGCGAGCTCAGTCCCCGCAGCGTCGAGCTGGTCCGGAAGGGCGGGATCGATGGCGCCGACTGGGAGACCATCGCCGTGGCGCTGTCCGCCGGCGGCCGCGGGGTGATCGTCCCGCAGCATCGCGACATCGGCACGAAGCTGTTCGATCCGGAGCTGGCGGCGCGCACCGCGATGTACGGCTACGCCCTGGAACTGCCGGGCGCCACGAACGTCCAGCGGCAGTATTTTGGCAGCTACCTCGCCTTCGAGGAGATCCCAGGGTAGGGCGCTCGGGGAAGGCGACGAACTCCCGGCGGAAGTCATTGGCGAAATACAGACACACTGCATCACACTTTGAGCAGCAACCTGAGCGAAGCCTCCCGTTGAACGCTAACGGTACTTGTGCTAACGGCACTCGCAACCTAGACTTCACGGTAATGGTCTGTAGCGGAACCGCTGCGATCCAGCGGCCGCCAGCAGGCGGCTTTGTCGTATTGCTTAGCAGCAGCTGACCTGCAGAACTTCCGGACGTACGAGAAGGTACTTCCGGAGTCGAAGCTCTGGTAGGAGCTCTTATGTCATTCAATCAAGTCAAGACGGCACAAGTGGCATCGTGGGTTATTGCCAAGTGCGGCAATCCCATTGAGGTGTTGAAGCTCATGAAGCTTCTTTACCTGATCGATCGAAAAGCGCTGGAGCGGTACGGCTACTCCGTGACCGGCGATCGCATGGTTTCGATGCCGCATGGTCCGGTCTTGTCGCAGACGCTCGATGTCATCAACGGGGCTGGTCGACCTGATGTTCAGGGCGGCTGGGACAGCCGGATGACCGATCGGGAGGGGCGTCGCATCGGCCTTAAGCCTGGTGTTGATGTCAGCCCCGATGCGCTGGACGAGCTGTCCGAGATCGACCTCCAGATCATGGAGGAGGTAGTCAACGAGCACGGTGATCGTCGTGCTTGGGAGCTGCGGGAGTACACGCACAGCGACTGTCCCGAGTGGGAAGACCCCCAGGGTTCATCCCGTCCGATCTCGAGTGAGCGGCTGTTCCAGGCGTTCGGGTTTGACGATGAGAAGGTGTCCTACCTCTCCGATATGCTCAGATCGGATGAAAAGGTCGACCTGATTTTCAGCCGAATCTGACGGTGCCCGCGGGTGAAGAAAGGGACGCTTCTCATACCATCGGGCACGCCGGACGATCCGGACAAGCGCCACTTGTTCGTGGTCCTGAACGACCCAGCTCCGGACACGGGCTGCGTGCTGCTGGCCAGCTTTTCGACGTACAGGACGGACATCTACTGCGACGGGACATGCGTCATTGAGGAAGGGGAGTCAGGGCACACCTTCCTGAGGGTCAAGAGCTTTGTTCGCTACCAAAAGCTCCGCTTCTCCTCGGAAGCACAGATCCAGGCTGGGATTTCGTCGGGCACCTTCGACGAGCGCGAGGCACTTAGCGACGAATTGTTTGAGCGCGTTCGCCAAGGTGTTTTTGACTCACCTTTTAGCGCTAAGAAGTTCAAGAAGTTCTTGGCCAGGCACTCGTAGTGTTGGCGAGCGTGAGAAGGGCGCCCTGGGGCGCCCTTCTGCTTTCAGCAGTTGGCTGATATCCAGGCGTTTGTACCGGTCCTGGCTTTAACGAATGCAGGGCGGCCCACGAACTTCACCACCATCAGCATATCGTCGGAGTCGACGAACGCTCGAAGGTGCTCTTTGAGCGTATAGGGGTCTTCTGTTGTGAGGTTCAAGAGATAGAACGACTCTAGCGCCTTGTGCCCGCCCAGTTGGTCCAACTCGTCCCACAGCGGTTGGTAGTCTTTCCCCTTGATCAGGTCGTAAGAGACAACAAACAGAGCCACGGCAAATCCCCCTCTCCTGGCCCACATGGGCACTGGGGAGCTTAGGGAAGCTTGGCGCGGCTGCTATGTGGACCGGCCCTCGGTACCCGGTCGCGGTGAATCGAGTGCCGGTATAGTCGGGATTCCAACGGCGGAGGGCGGGCATGGCAGAGAAAGGGCTGAGTTGGCGCGCGGGGCTGGTGCTGACCGTGGCGATGATCGCCGCGCTGATCGGGATCAAATCGTGCATGGGCAGCGGCCCGTATGCCGCCGATGCGTTGTCGATGTGCCGGCAAGCGATAAAGGCGGCGTCCGCCAACCCGAGTGCCGCGAAGATTCCATCAGCCAACAACATCGGCCCCGAGGGTGGTGAGTTCCGGTTCTCTTGGCCGCATGGCTCTGGCTTGCAGCTGCAGAATGGGTACGGCGCGATGATCGACACCGGAGCGACGTGCAGCGTTTCCGCTGACGGCAAGCGCATCACCTTTCTGTTTCTGAATGACGAAGTGCTGATAGGCGGGTAACTCCGCCGCCCTGAGTACCTGAAAGCCCTGCCATCCGGCGGGGCTTTTTCTTTGGAGCTACCCATGAGCCTGTACACCCTCACCGTCGACCTGCTGGCGAAGACCGGCTCCTTCGAGCGCGACATGGGCAGGGCTGCGCGCTCCGTCGAGCGCGAGAGCCGGCAGATCCAGCGCGCTCTTTCCGACGGGGTGGCCCGCGGCGCAGATGACGCGGCGGCCGGATTCCGGCGGGCTACGCTGCAGATGGTGTCCTTCGGTGCCGCCATGGCTGGCGTGCGCGCCGCGGTCGGGCGGGCTGACGAGTGGACCGGCATGAACAACCGGATCCGCCTGGTCACCGACTCGACGCAGGCGTTCAATCAGGCGCAGCAGGACGTCATCCGAATCGCGAAGTCGACCTACCAGTCCCTGGATGCAACCGCGGGGCTCTACCAGAACCTCGCGATGGTGCAGGGCCGGCTCGGCCTGTCCGCTAGCGAAACCGCCCGCATCGTGGAGACGGTCGGCAAGACCATCGCCATGTCCGGAAGCAGCGCGGCGTCGGCACAGGGCGCATTAATTCAGCTGTCGCAGGCGTTTGCGGGCGGCACCCCGCGCGCCGAAGAGTTCAACTCGATGATCGAGGGCGCGAGCGCGTTGGTGAACGCCCTTGAGGACGGGCTCGGCGTCGCACGCGGCGGACTGCGCGCAATGGTGAACGAGGGCAAGGTCTCGGCCGGTGACATGGCGGACGCGCTGCTGCGCATGTCCTCCAGCGTCGACGAGAGCTTCGGCGGCATGCAGGTGCGCACCAGCCAGGCCATGACGAACCTCGGCACGAGCCTCACCGAAATGATCGGTCGGGCAGACGAAGCGACCGGCGCCTCAACAGCACTGGCCGCCGGCATCAACGCCGTCGGAGAGAACCTGCCGCAGGTCACCGCCGCCCTGGGCGCCTTCGCGTCCGTGAAGGTGACGGAAGCCCTTGCCGGTCGCCTGCGCGCCATGACTGCGAACATCCAGGCGGAGCGCGCGCACGCGGTGGAAACGCTGGCTAGTGCGCGCGCGCTGGAGGCCCGCACCGCCGCGCAGGTGGTGGACACCGGAATGATGCTGCGTGGGGCGACCACGGTGCGCCAGCGGCTCACCGCAGAGGCGGCGCTGACGAAGGCGGTCCAGCAGCACACGGTTGCCCGACAGCAGCTCGCGGCAGCCGAAGCGATGGCTGCGCGCGCCGGTGCCGGCACGTTCGCCCGCGCCGGGAGCGCGGTGCTGGGTCTGTTCGGTGGACCGGTGGGCCTGGCCGCGATGGTCGCGGCGACGGCTGCGAGCTGGCTGGTCTTCCGCGACAACACCAACGCTGCCAGCCGGGCGTTGGACGGGATGACCGGCTCGCTCGACGACAACATCGCGAAGTTCCGCGAACTGGATGCCCTCCAGCGCGCCAGCATTCTCTCCGAGCTGAAGGACCAGGTCGCCGACGCGGCCCGCGGCGTGGACGCCGAGGTCGCCAACATGGTGAACCAGGTGCAGAACCGGCTGCGCTACTTCGGCGCGGAAGCCGCGGAAGCCGGGCGCGAGTTCGCAGACAGCATCGGGGAACTGCGCGCGCAGTACGCCGCCGGCAGCCTGACGGCCTCCGAGTTCAACGATGCCGTCCAGGCACAGATCGTAGTGCTGACGCGGAACGACCGCGTCGCGGCTGCCTTGGGCGATCAGATCGCGGAGCAGGGCGGGGAAGTGGCCGCCGCCGCCGTGAAGCACCAGGAGCTGACGGACAAGCTCGGTGGCATGGAGGGAGCCCAGCGGGATGCGGAAGCGGCGGTAGACGGCGCCACGGCGGCCATGCGGCGCCAGCAGGCGCAGGCCGACGCCACCGCGGCATCCGTGGGCGACTTCACGAAGAAGATGACCGACGCCCTGACCAAGGGCCGCGTCGAGCTGGCGCGAGCTGCGGGCGGGGAGGCCGGAGCCCTGAAGCAGGAGTTCGGCCAGTTCATCCTGGACGCCGGCGGGGTCGATGCCTTCACGCCGGAGCAGCTTCAGGAGGTGGTCGCCCTGTACCGCGCCCGCCGCACGCAGCTGGAGCAGATCGCCACGTCGCGGGAGACGGCAAAGGCGCTGGGGCGCGGGAACACCGAGGCCGAGCGCGAGCTGAAGCGGCAGACGGAATCGCTGGCCCGATACGAGCGCGAGGCCGCGATGGCCGCCGCCACGCTCGCCGGCCCGCTGCAGGAGGCCGAGGAGCGCCACCGCCAGCGGCTGGCCGAGCTGGACGCCGAGCTGCGCAAGGGCAACATCAGCCAGGAGGCGTACAACACCCTCAAGGCCGAGGCCGCCGACCAGCTCGAGCGCACCAACGCCGCGCTGCGCGAGCAGCAGCAGGCTCCGGACGTCCTCCTGGGCGCCATGCGCGACGAGGTCGAGTTGCTGGGCATGATCGGCCCGCAGCGCGAGCTGTACCGCCGCGGGCTGCAGGCCGAGCGGGACATGCGCGAGGCGATCAACCGGGCGAACGAGGCCGGCGCCGGGATCAACGACCAGGTCTCGGAGTCCCTGATCCGCCAGGCGCGCGGCTGGGCGCTGGCCAGCGTCGAGATGGAGGAGGCCGCGCGTGCCGCCGAGGACTGGCGCTACACGATCATGGGCAGCGTCGAGGGCGTGGCGGACGTGTTCGCCGACCTGTTCTCGGGCCAGATCAAGAGCACGCGCGACTTCTTCACCGAGCTGAAGGACCTGTGGAAGCGCGGCTGGTGGGACATCGTGCGCATGTCGCTGCAGCAGAGCTTCGTGAATCCGATCCAGCGGGCGCTCGCCGGCATGCTGCAGGGACAGGGCTTCGCCGGGGCGGGGCAGTCGCCGGGGCTGATGCAGGCCGGGATGCGCGCCTTCGGGTTCGGGGGCGGCCCGCAGGGCGGTGGAGCAGGTTGGGGTGTTCTGGCCGGCGGCGGTGTGTCGTTCCCCGGCTGGACCACGCCTGGTGCTGGTGTCGGTGGCTGGGGCGCGCCGGGCGCGATGGATGGGGGCGGCGGCTTCGGCTTCGGCGGGGGCGTGCCGAGCATGAACCTGCTGACGGGCGAGTTCGCCGGCGGGATGCCGTACGCCTCGACCGCCCTCGGCCTGTACGGGCTCTACTACGGCGCCACGCAGCGCGGGAACGGCGGGCTTTCGTCGGGACTGGCGGGTCTGTCCTACGGCGCGGCCGGAATCGGGCTCGGTGGTGCCATCGCCGGCGGTCTGGGCGCGATCGGCACCGGTACCGGCCTGGCGGGCATGGGTGCCGGCGCCATGGGTGGCGCGAAGATGGCGATGGGCAGCGCGGCGTCCTCGATCGGCGGCGCCGCATGGATCCCGGTGGTCGGGTGGATCCTCGCCGCCGCGGCCGTGGTCGACATGGTGTCCGGCGGCAAGCTGTTCGGGACGAAGTACCAGGCGAACAAGATCACTCAGGACCTGGGCATCGGCCCCGATGGCGGGATGGCGTCCATGACCGTCAACGAGGTCCGCCAGCGCTCCCTGTTTCGCGGCCGGAAGTGGCGCGACCGCGAGCTGGAGCCGACCGACGAGCAGCGCCAGGCCGCGCAGGACCTGTACGAGGCCATGGAGCGGGTCTCCCGGTCCGCCGCCTCGCAGCTGGGCCTGCAGACCGTCGACATCGTCGCCGGCTCCATCCGGCAGGTCTACAACAAGAAGGGCGAGCTGCAGTCTGAGATGTCGACCGTCCTCGGCCAGACCTTCGAGGAGAGCTTCGAGGACTTTGCCAGCCGCCTGACCAGCGAGCAGCTGATCGCCGCGGTGGGGAAGATTGACTCGGCCGCCAGCAAGATCGCCCAGGACTGGCGCCACTCGGCCGAGGTGCTGGCCGCCGGCGCCGAGTTCTTCATGACCGCCGCGAGTGATGCGCGCAACGGCCTGGACCTGTGGAGCGGCATCGGCCTGCAAGGCCTGACCGACTTCGTCGAGCGCATGCAGATGGGCGAGGAATCGCTCGCGCAGGCCTACCAGCGGCTCGCCGGCCTCGCCGGGGACTACGGCAGCTTTATGGCCGACATCAACACTACGCTCATGACGGACGGCCTGAACAGCTACCAGCAGCAGGCGCTGCAGATCGAGCGCACCTACCGGCAGCAGGTGAAGTCGGCGAACGACTACGCCAAGGCGCTCGGCCTGTCCGGCGCCCGGGCGGAGGACCTGGCGAAGATCGAGGAACTGCGCGCGGTCAGCATGGGCAAGCTGCGCGCCCAGATGGAGGCGGAGAACGAAGCCTTCCTCGGCCAGCTCGCCCTGTCGGACCTGTCCACCCTGCGCGACGACCAAAAGCTCAGCGAGGCCATGGAGCAGTTCGCGGACGCCGTGGCCGGTGGCGACACGCAGGCGGCGCAGGCAGCCGCCCAGGCGGCGCTCGGCTTCGGCCGGAGCCTCTACGCCAGCGGCCGGGACTACCAGGCGCTCTACGACCAGGTGACCGGCCAGCTGCGCGGCATGCAGCCCGGCGAGGGTGACCTGGACATGGGCGGGCTCGCCGACGAGCTCGAGGCGATGGAGGAGGGCATCAGCCGCGCGGTCTTTGAACTGGCGGCCCGGAACGGCCAGATCGCCGACGAAAAGGTCCGGCCGGCCCTCGATCGCAACAACGAGTTGCTCGGGGAGCTGCTGACCGAGCTGCGGCGGCAGGGTGCCAGCGCGGGGTCTGACCGAATGTACGAGAAGCTGAACGGCGGTCGGGGGTACGTCCAGGTCCGGTAGGAATCAGCCTACCGGGTGGCGGGACGTTGCCCGATGGCGTCCGGTTCGTGATGCCACGAACATGATCCGCACCCCGCCGTGCAGCGCGGACCGGATCGCCAGGCCCTACACCCCCAATGTCGGTCTGCCGGGATGCAATGCCGTCCTCCGGGACAGCGGCGGGGGCTTGTTAATTTTCGGCAGGCCCAATGTAGGTAGGCCGGCTACGCGGCCAGCCGCTCAGCGATCCTCGCGAACCGCTGGGCCTCCTCCTCCAGCCGCCGGATGCCGTCCATCTTCCTGCGCACGCCGCGCCAGTCGGCTGACGGGATCCGCTCGGCACGCAGCTGATCCGCCTGGGCGCGCAGGGTCCTGGCCCTCGCATGGGCCCACTCTGCCTTCGTCCTGTATCGCATGCCGGCATGATCGGGGAGGGCGGTCGCACCAATTCAGACCCGCCTAAACCGCTCCGCAACCCGAAAACGGCCCTTGCAGCGCAAGGCTTCCAGCGCCTCGATTCCGAGTCGATTGCGGAGCAGGCCGGCGCGGCAAAGCCAGACCGGACGGGAAATCCGGCCCGGACTGCAAATCCGCGTACGCCGGTTCGATTCCGACTCAGGCCTCCAAAGACGAAAGCGGTCAGGGCAACCTGGCCGCTTTTTCTTTTAAGCTGTGCGGCCAGGCCCGGATGGCGGAACTGG